TTTAATTAAACGTATTGCAGAAGACCCAATCGGAACCTTACCTGAATGGGAAAAAGCTGAAGAGCCGTGGACTTTCCTTAGCGCCTGTGATGAATTCTATCATTGTGTCATTAAGGGTGATCGTAATTTCACTAACTTGCCTGTCGCCGTTGATGCTACATGCAGTGGTTTACAAATTCTTGCTGGATTAGCAAGAGATAAAAGCACAGCAAAGTTAGTCAACGTTATCCCCAGTGAAAGACCACAAGATGCATACAAAGTAATAGCTGACGAAGCTAAACCAAACGTACCTGTTCACTTGCAACAGCACATGGACAGAAAAACTACAAAGAGAACAGTGATGACTGTTCCTTACAATGCAAAGCCTTTTAGCAATCGCGGGTACATACGTGAAGCACTTAAAGAGAAAGGCGTTAAGGTTGAAAAGGAAGATCTTACTGCTGTTGTCAAAGCTGTACGTGATGCCATGAACGTCATTGTTCCTGGTCCTATGCGTGTGATGAAGTGGATTGAATCTGAGGTGGCCGCGGCCATTGATAGAGGAGCCACTGAACTTTCTTGGGTCACACCTTCAGGCTTTGTGGTAACACAAAAGCTAATGAAGAAAGACATCAAGACAATAGAACTTCAATTGTTAGGACGTTGTCAAATAAGAGTGGCTGACGGTAATACAGAGGAAGTCGATAAAAATCACCACAAAAACGCAACAGCGCCCAATCTTATCCACTCATTAGATGCATCACTACTTCACTTATCTGCAACACGCTTCAAATATCCGTTGGCCGTCATACACGACTCGGTTTTATGTAGTGCTACTCACATGGATCCTCTTTCAGAAGTCATTCGTGAAACATACATGCATTTATTTGCGGAACACGACTACTTAATTGATTGGGCAAATCAAATCGGAGCTGAATCCGAACCACCGATTATTGGAACACTAGAACCTAGTTCCGTAATTGAATCCACTTATTTCTTTTGTTAATGTCAAGAACCACCTTTGTAACACCTGAGCCTGTTGTCCTTGAGGGATTCCAGGCGGTACTGAAGCCAACCAAATATGGCTATTCATTGAAAGCTATTGTTGACCAAGACATGGTTGACAAGCTTGAGGACGACAGAACAGACACCCTGAAATGGGCTGAATCAAAACTGAAGAACCCGAGGCGTTCAACACTCAAGCCTGAGCCTTGGGAAGAGGTTGCCGATGGTCAATACACGGTCAAATTCAGTTGGAACGAGGAGGCAAGACCTCCTATTGTTGACACTGAAGGTACAGCGATCACTGATGATCGCACTCCAATATTTGCAGGTAGTAAAGTCAAATTGGCTTTCTACCAGAAGCCGTATATTCTTAAAGATAATGTTACCTACGGTACGTCTCTCAAGTTGGTTGGTGTGCAGGTTGTTACTTGCAACGGCCAAGCTGGTGTTGATACAGGTGACATGGCACCAGAAGATGTCGCCGCACTCTTTGGTAAGACGCAAGGGTTCAAAGCTAATGACCCCAACGTCACTGTCAATGAAGAGGACGACTTTTGATGACGACAGTTATTGAAGATGGAGGACGTACGAACCTCTACGCAACAGAACCACCTATGCAAATTATGGACGTGACTGAAACACATAACGAACGAGCTGAAAGGCTCAACGGACGCCTGGCAATGCTGGGTGTCATGGCTGCGCTTGGAGCGTATGCACTCACTGGTCAAATTATTCCCGGAGTCTGGTAATGCCGATGGTCAATGGTAAGAAGTTCCCTTATACCAAAGCTGGTATGAAGGCAGCTTCCAATGCAAAGAAAAAGAAGACTACAAAAAAGCCTGCTAGCAAGAAGTACTGATGGCTAAGAATGTCAGCCTCAAGATCGGTAAACACAAGTCCCGTTCTGGAGGACTGACAAAAGCCGGTCGTGAAAAATACAATCGTGAAACCGGATCAAACCTCAAGGCTCCACAGCCTGGTGGCGGTAAACGTAAAAAATCTTTCTGTGCCCGGATGAGTGGGGTCAAGGGTCCGATGAAGGACTCCAAAGGTAAACCCACACGCAAGGCACTTGCCCTTCGTAAATGGAAATGTTAAATGGCTAAACCAGGATTGTATGCAAACATCCATGCTAAACGCAAAAGAATTGCGGCTGGTAGTGGTGAAAAAATGAGAAAGGCTGGGGCTAAAGGAGCACCCACGGCTGCTAACTTCAAACGCTCCGCAAAAACTGCTAAGAAAAAGTAATTACTCACACATGAAATCTATTGTTATTGCCGGTCTTCTACTCTCTGCTGGCGCGGTTCAAGCTGGACCTTATGTCAACGTGGAATCCAACCTTGGATTTTACGGCTCTGAATACACCGGAATGGTGACAGATGCTCACGTTGGCTTTGAAGGTGACAACTGGTATCTGCAAGCAGGACCTGCACTAATTCAACCCCAAGATTCAGATGGGGACATCGAACTGTCAGGTAAAGTTGGCGGTTCTGTACCTGTTGGCGCTGTTGATCTTTACGGCGAAGTTGCTGGTATTACTGGTGACACCAACTCCTACGGCACCAAAGTGGGTGTCAAGTGGGCTTTTTAATTTAAATCATTGCGGTGGGTGGGAGGTTTAGTATTTTATTAAACAACGATGACAGCAATTCTTGAAAGGCAAAGGTCATCCTCTAATTGGGATGACTTTTGTTCGTGGGTAACGTCCACAAACAACCGTTTATACGTTGGCTGGTTCGGTGTCCTAATGATTCCATGCCTTCTAGCCGCCACTATTTGTTTTATTACGGCGTTCGTTGCAGCGCCACCTGTTGACATTGATGGAATCCGAGAACCCGTAGCCGGATCATTACTGTATGGAAACAACATTATCTCAGGGGCAGTTGTCCCCAGCTCAAACGCAATCGGACTGCACTTCTATCCCATCTGGGAAGCAGTCACGCTTGACGAATGGCTGTACAACGGCGGACCTTACCAACTGGTTGTCTTCCACTTCCTTGTCGGTATCTTCGCTTACCTGGGACGAGAATGGGAACTTAGTTATCGACTAGGGATGCGTCCATGGATTTGCGTTGCTTACAGCGCACCTGTGGCTGCAGCCTCTGCAGTGTTTCTGGTATATCCCTTTGGACAAGGTTCTTTTTCAGATGGGATGCCTCTCGGCATATCCGGCACGTTTAACTTCATGCTTGTCTTTCAAGCCGAGCACAATATTCTTATGCATCCTTTTCATATGCTTGGTGTTGCCGGCGTATTTGGTGGGTCTTTGTTCAGTGCTATGCACGGAAGTCTTGTCACGAGTTCCCTTGTTAGGGAGACCACTGAAACGGAATCGCATAACAATGGTTACAAGTTTGGACAGGAAGAGGAGACGTACAACATCGTTGCAGCCCATGGCTACTTCGGGCGTCTGATCTTCCAATATGCGTCATTCAATAACAGCCGTAGCCTTCACTTTTTCTTGGCTGCATGGCCTGTTGTTGGCATTTGGTTTGCCGCCCTTGGCGTGTCAACCATGGCGTTTAACTTGAATGGATTTAATTTTAACCAATCAGTTCTTGCTGATAGCGGTCAGGTAGTTAATACCTGGGCCGATATTCTTAATAGAGCTAATCTTGGTTTCGAGGTTATGCACGAAAGAAATGCACATAACTTCCCTCTCGATCTGGCTGCTGCTAGCACTACTTCTATTGCTCTCACAGCTCCAGTAATCGGCTAAGAAACGTACGTTCATCTATGTTTGACATTACATTAACAACTGACGCAGTCGTCATTCTTCGTGACGCCTTACGTGTCTACAAAGAACGATGGCCCGGTGGTGACCCGGAAGAACAAGAGAACATCATGTTCCTTGAAATGCAGTTCATCAAGATGGTATTGGAGTCAACCATAGACGCATGATCCCTAAGCATGGAACGGGGCTTAGGTACTTTGGAGAAAATCATGTCTCAAGTCGAACTTCGTCAGAGAGTCCGTGAACAAAAAACTGCTCAGCAAGAGCAGGTTCTAAAGTATCGCGGCGTTTCTTACCTCAAAAAATACTATAACTTAAATGGCATTCAGATCCGGTCTGGAGGAGAAGGTTGCTGACCTTCTCGTAGACCTGGGTGTGTCATACGAATACGAAAGCAAAACAGTTCCCTACATAATCCAGCATTCCTATACGCCAGATTTCATTCTTCCGAATGGTGTCTGGTTGGAATGCAAGGGTTATTGGGATAGTGCTGACAGGCGCAAGATCAAGTCAGTCGTTCAACAGAATCCTGACATTGATCTTCGCATGGTATTCCAAGCACCCTTCAATACTATTACTAAAAAATCGAAGACAACGTACGCCAAGTATTGCGAAAAGCTTGGCATTCTCTGGACATCATGGTCCAACATTCCTATTGATTGGCTTGTATGACAAGCGAGTTTGAGCGACACATACCTTGTGAGGAGTGTGGCTCATCGGATGGCAATAGTTTGTACACCGATGGACACTCCTTCTGTTTTGTTTGTCACACCTGGAAAGGCGGAGACGGCAAAGTTCACAATCACACAAACAACTATGTACAACGAATGGAACCACGAGGATTCCCAGGAAGACTTTCTAAACGAGGTATTTCCGAGAAAGTCTGTGAAGAATA